ACTATAGTCATCACATTAGATGACGATAGCATGATAGAAATAAGTGGTGAAGAACTAGCTATCTATGGTGAACTAACACCAATGGATGACTAGACGCAGATAATCACACCATTACTACCAACCTGACAGACGGTTACAGACCCATCAGGTGCTAGTATAGTCGTAGTTTGAGCCATAGCTCTTTCTGTTCCCCAAATAGCTAATGCAGCTAATACCACAATAAATACCCAATATGTTTTACTCATCATCAAATCTTTCTAAGATAGCTTCCACTTCAGGTGGGTTTATAGCATCTTCATCTCTAGTAGCTTGTAATAGCTTATTCTTATACCAATCAGACTTTTCTAAATCTTGCTGTGGATTATCTTTAAATGGATAACGTAAGTCATACTTTAACTTACATCCTTTTAGATAACCAATATACTCTTCTTTAGTTAAACGACTTTTAATTACGTCTATTGCCTCTATACCACCGATTAAGTAGTGTGGAGGTCTGTTTACCATATCTACCATAACTATCCCCTTAAAAAAAATAAATCAATTAACTGATAACAACCATAAAAAAACCAACCTATACCACTAACAATCAAAAACCATACTACTACTTCTAATATCTTTTCTGCTCTTCCCATTTTCCATACTCTCTTCCTACAGTTACAGATACGTATTTTCTATTCTTAAAACGATTGTCTAATTCTTTCTTATAAGTCCATTTAGGCAAACTAAAATAGCCTTGTCTTTCTAAATATTTCAATCTAACTCTATTCGTAACACATTTTTGAATAATTTGTTTTATGCTGCAATTAGGGTTTTCTTGCATATATTTAACAATAAATTTTGCTTGTCTTTGGTCATCTAGTTTAGTATACATTATTTTACTCCATGTATTTCTTCAATTAGTCTAGCAAATCTAAATATCTTTTCAAGTGTGACAAGTTGGTCACCTTTTCCAAATGCTTGTTTATATGCTTTTATAATCTCTTCTTGCGTAAGTGGTTTAGAGTCCACCATGTGCCTCCGTTAGCTTCTTACTATCGTATTTAGATATGCCTTTATATTCTTCTACAGGTTCACCTGCAAATAAAGGTGTTATCTTAATGTGATGCGTTGTATTTTTTAGGTCGTTTAAATATGAAAGCTGATTAGGATGAAATGACCATAAATAAGACTTCTTTAAATCACCAGACTTAGTGCAAAACTCTTCATACAAAAATGCAAGCGGTTCTTTTTTAGCCATTAGTAAAACACCATCCTTCCTATGTGAACTACTTTCTTTTTATTCCAAATGTATTGCATATCTATACTATCATCATGGAAGTATAAACTTTGTGCAACAGGATTTGAGTGCTTTTTAAATAACAATGTGTCTATTACTAAAAGTTTAGTCTTTAATAATGTTTCTTGGTCTATATTTTTTTCATTAGCTTTCATCATGTTTTCTATACCAATAAACTGTCCTCTAGCATAAACTACTTCACAAGCATCACGACCAAATCGTTTAGACCTAACTCTGTTCATAATAACATTAATTACGCCTAGTTTTTCTTCTAGTGATTGCATATTAACTTCTGTATAAACAGCAGTCGCTATACAATGTATATCATGTTCTGAAATATGTAAATCCATTACAGACCTTTCATGGTTTTCTTGTGTCTATTAAACTCACACAAGCGTATAATTCTATTATATTGTGCAATTAAGCATGATATATTTATTAAGGAAAATATTATGTGGACAACTCCAGCAGCTACAGAAATGCGTTTTGGCTTTGAAGTAACTATGTACGTAATGAACAAATAGTTATTATGCTAATGGGGATGCTCCTAAAAAGGAACGTCCTCATCTGCACCTTCAACAGCAGGTTTAGCACGTTCTTCAGTTTTAGTTTCTACTATTGCTACAGCACCACTAATAAACTTACCATTAGCGCCTTCTCTAACCCAACCTGATAAAGTAAATTCAATACCATCCACGTTTAATTTTCCGCGATAGTCTGGTCGTTTAGGATTATCACCTTTATCATTCTTGTTTAACGTAAACGTGTTTGTGTTGTCATACTCAGCCATATACTACTCCTTTAGTTTAATAATTGTTTGTTCTACTTCATCTAGGAACTTCTCTACTTCAACTTCTAATTCTGATATATAAATCTGGTTTCTGTCAACTCTTGCTATAAATAATTGAAGCTCTGGAGGAAAATTTGGGTTATAGCTCACAAAATCTACCCAACTAGCACCTGTGCAAGCTAACTGCCATTGCATCTGTGGTATATATTTACTAGGAACTGACTTGCTCATAAGCGTATTAGTATGAGTAGTTTCTATAGGGCATTTAATCTCTATAAGACCTGCATACTTGCCTTCTTCTTCTGCATTTACTGCTCCATCTGGACTGGCGCCACTATTAGTAATAACAGGATGGTCAAAGAATCCGACTTCTGTTACAGAAACGTCTCTATTTAGCATATAAAGAGCCCTAGCAGCACTTTCTCTTTCAATCCCATCCAACATAGCTTGATTAACAAAACTGTCGCCTTTCTTGCCTGTTAATCGTTCTGATACAAGTTGTATAAGATAGTTTTGACGAGATGTAGACACACCTGTTTTAGTCTTAGCTATAACGTCACTAATACGACTAGCCGTGACTTTTCCCAATCTCTGTTGAAACCACTCTTCCGTACGTTGCTCTATCATAGAAAGTCCTTACTAGACACAGCTTTTAAAGTTGGCTGTTCTGACTCTGGAATGTCCTCACCGCTATAGATATATAAGCCAATACCATGTAAAGCAATAGCTTTAGCTAAACAACGTTGCATAGCTGTATTAACTGCCATAGCGTCAGGATTAGGGATAGCTTGGTTTCTAAAGTTAAGCACAGGTAATTGTGAAGTCATAGATTTACCAAAAGCGTGAACTGTGCAAAACACCATAAGTGTTTCACCAAATTGTTTGGGTTCACCATAAGACCATGTAGCATTTGGGTCTTGCTGTAGAAGCGTGTCTACAGCCCAAGCCCATGATAAGTACGATAGACCATTCTTCTTTTCAATGTGGTCTGATACGTTAATCTTGCGTAGCTCGTTATAGTTCATCTTTGCTCTCTCCTCTTGTTGATGTTGTTGCATCATTACTTGGTCGTAATGTTGTTGTTGTGACATTTTCTCTCTCCCATTTGTCGTTGTCAAATTTAATTTCGTCATTCAATCGTTTAAGAATATCTGCTATATGTTCTAAACCATTCGCCATATTATATACCCCCAAAACACAAAAATAAACAACCATAGCCATTTATTCATTTTCTTTTTCTTTCAAAGAATCAATCATCTTATCTAAAACATTTTTCATTGCTAACTCTACGTCTTTTTTTTTCATATTCTTTGCGAGTGAGTCAGCTATCTTAACACATTTTTCTGCTTTTTTATCGTTTGGTGCAGTAATAGCTAATGCTAAAGCTAATGTTAATGCTTCTTTATTATCTTTAATCATATTGCACCTGCCAACTTACCCATAACCCATAAACAAAATCCTACATAAAACCAAAAAGCTATTGCCATTAAAATCATAGTCTTAATACTCATCTTTTCTCTCCTAAAGTTAAATACTACAATAATCATTGTACTGATAAAAAAACGTCTGTCAACATTTTTTAGTCAAAAAATAGTAAAAAACTAGCAAAAAAGTAGTTTACAAGCATTTTTTTCTATGATAGTGTTCTTTTCTATGGAATGCTTACGCTTTATTATTTTAGACGAATTTGATGAAAAACCACTAAGAGCCTTTAGTAACAAGGCTTCTGCTCTATGGTTTCTTGAGAATAGACCTAATTGTAAGCTAAAAGTCATTCCTAGAGCAAAAACTGTGTTAGATTTGACACAATTTGATGAATGTCTATTTTAAGGAGAGTTATGTATAAAATTAAGAATTGGGAAAAGTTCAATCTCTACAAAGCTAAGAACCCAAGATATCAAAAAAAGATGACTTGGTTCAAGTTTTATGGTACAGATTATATAAATGATATTGAGATTCATAAGCTATCTTTTGAACAAAAAGCTGTTTTAGTAGAATTATGGTGTTTAGGGTCAGAAAGTGATGGTATTTTACCTGATAATTTTGAGATTGCTTTCAGACTTCATTATCCTGTTGATTTTGTTGATAAAATAGTTAAAGAATTATTTACTAGAGGTTGGCTAGAAAAAGATTATCAACCTGTTAGCATAGAGAAGAGAAGAGAAAGAGAAGAGAAGATATATGTCGTTAAAACGACTGATAGATTTTCTGAGTTTTGGGACTTATATCCTACAACTCGTAAAGTAAATAAGAAAACTTGTTTAGAGAGATGGGCAAATAAAAATCTTGATGCAATAGCAGATGAAGTTATAAGCTATGTTAAGAAAATGAAAGATAGTAAATCATGGAAGGAAGGATTCTCACCTGCTCCATTAACGCTTATTAATCAAGAACGCTGGAATGATGGTGAAGTGCAGCAAGTTCGTAAAGTTTGGGAAGGTGGAATATGAACATTGGCGAAGTCATTGATAAACTCACAGTAACTCAATCAGCAGTTCAAGAATTTTACAATGATGGATATGGTCAAGCTGAGTTCAAAGTAAAGTCAACCGACTTGTTTACAGATGACGTTATAAAATACTTTAACGAAGAGATTAATTCAGGAAAATCTTTAGGTTGGGTAAAAACAGAAGATAGATTTCGTGTCAGAGCTTCGGAATTAACCATACTTACAGGGGTATCAGGACATGGCAAATCCATGTGGCTGTCACAAGTTATATTATCTTTAATGAGACAAAACACAAAATGTTTAATTGCTTCTTTAGAAATGAGACCTGTATTAACTATTGGTCGGATGATAAATCAGACTTTAGGTTCACCAGAGCCCACAGACGATTACATACGCAAGTTTTGTGAACGGGCAAAAGATAAACTGTATGTTTACGACCAAACAGGAACCACTACTTCAGACGATATGATAGCCACTATGTTTTATGGAAAGCACATATTAGGTGTGGAAGTATTTGTGGTTGATTCCTTGATGAAAATGAGTGATATTAGTGAAGAGTCTTTAGAAAAACAAAAACTCTTTGCAGATAGATTGGCTGTAACTGCCAGAGACCTGCAAGTTCAAATTTTTTTAGTGGCACACACAAGAAAAATGAAAGACGAAACAGAAATACCTGACGCAACTAATATCATGGGTTCTAGCCATATTCGGAACCTCTGCGATAATATCATTTGTGTATGGAGAAATCGTTATAAAGAAAAGCTAGTTGAAGAAGGTAAAACTTCAGATGATGAGCTTAAAATAATTCCTGATGCAAAAGTGTTCGTGCAAAAGAATCGCAATGGGCAATGGGAAGGGTCGTTTAACTTTTGGTTTAGTCAAAAAACTTTATGTTATAGAGAAGCACCATGACAATAAACGATTTTATTAAACAATGTAAAAAGTTGTTTGGAGATGATATACAATATAAAGCTGTATCTAAAGATGGACAAGTATTTAAAACGAAAGGATGGAGAGATGATAAAATGGTCACTAACGCAGCAAAATTTACCTCAGCTTATAGAAAAGCTCAAGACTCTTGACTTTACTAAACGCTGGCGTGTAACAGTTACAGATTCAAAACTTAACAGAAGTTTGGAACAAAATGAACGTCTTTGGGAACTGTATACAAGCATTTCAAGACATACAGGTATTGATAAAGACCGTATTCATGAATTAATGGGATATAAATTCTTAAGGTATCAAACAGAAATAGCAGGTATGCCTGTAGAACTTATTAAGTCAACAACAAAATTAACTACAAGCGACATGACGGAGTATCAAAATTCAATTGAAATTTGGGCACAAACTAATTTAGGTTGGATGTGGGATTATTAACTTTAGGAGAGAGCTATGAATGATTTATTTGAAGTGCAAGAAAAGATGACAGTAATTACTAAAAAAACAAAGTTTGACAAAACAGAACGAAACAATTTTATATGCAAGATGTATGACATTAGTTTTGATGAAATTGTAGATGAGTTTATGGTTAACTTTGAAACAAACTTTGATTGGAATATTGGATTGATTGTTGGTCAAAGTGGAACAGGTAAAACAACAATAGCTAAAGAAAAGTTTAAAGACTTTTACTTGTTTAAAGAACATAAATGGGACGAATCAAAATCAATTGTAGATAACTTTGATGTAAGTTTGTCAAGTGAAAAGATTATTGAGTCACTTACTAAAGTAGGTTTTTCAAGTCCATTAAATTGGTTGAAACCATATCATCTATTATCTAATGGTCAAAAGATGCGTGTAGATTTAGCACGATTGTTACTAGAAAAAAATGATACAGTTATCTTTGATGAGTTTACTAGCGTTGTTGATAGAGACGTAGCTAAAGTCACTTCACTAGCTGTAAGTAACTTTATTAGAAAGAATAACTATAAATTTATTGCTGTATCGTGTCATAGTGATATAATTGAATGGTTACAACCTGATTGGATATTTGATACTAATGCAAAAAGTTTTAATAGGGGGTTACTTTGGCAACGACCAAAACTTACATTCCAACTTAGAACAGCGTCAGTTGACGAATGGAAATCATTTGCTAACTATCACTATTTAACACATGAAATATTAAGAGGCAGTCATTGTTACGCTTTAGAATATAAAGGATTTCCTATAGCGTTTGCAGCAATCACTCACTTTCCTCACCCTAAATGTTGCAACTTTAAGAAGATACATAGAATGGTAGTATTACCAGACTTTCAAGGCATAGGAATTGGCAAACAGTTTTTAAATGCTGTATCTGAGATATACTACAAACAAGATTTTAGAGTATTACTTACTACAGGAGCTTTAAGTTTTATTAATAGTTTAAGCAGAGAAAAAGATTGGAAGCTAACAAGAAAGCTAGGTAAAGTTGGTGAAAGCAAAGGCATTCTTAAAGGCTCAACATCTAAGAACAGAGAGACAGCTAGTTTTGAATACAAAGATTGTCCTACACGAACTATGAATCAACCTGTAATTGAAGTTAATAACATTCCTAATCACGACTTATTTTAAACATGAATTATTATGCAAAATAGATTAAATTCATTTATTGAATCAATAGCAAATGTTATTATAGGATTCTTAATTAACTTTATTGCTAATATATATATACTTCCATTATTTGGATTTAATATTACTATTAATCAATCAATTCAAATTGGTCTTATATTTACATTGATATCTATTATTAGAAGTTATTTAATAAGAAGATGGTTTAATAAAGTCATTATTAAATTATTTAATCACTAATGAACTATAGAAACTCTAAATTACTTAAACTAGCAGATGGTGCATCATGTATGATGTGTTCTATGCAAGACGGAACAGTTGTTGCTGCACACTCTAATCAACTAAGAGATGGCAAAGGCACAGGAATTAAATCTCATGATTATCGCATAGCGTTTTTATGTCATCAATGCCACCATATGATAGATAATGATAAGTCATTAGACAAACATGATAGAATAGCAGCATGGGAAGAAGCACATAGAAAAACTATAGGTTGGTTATTTACTAACGGACATTTAGGAGTAAAGTAATGGGTAAAGGTTCTGGAAGAAGACCATTGTTAATTTCTGAACAAGAAGCACAAGACAATTGGGATAAGATATTTAAAAAGGAAAAGAATAGTGATGACGTATCACCACACGCTTATGAATACGAACTTAATAAGTCCACCGGTAATGTAGAGAAAAGATTTATAGACGGAACATCTAAACCTAACGAAAGTCAATTTAATGGCAAGTAAATCACCTACGCAGTTGAGTTTAGCTAAATTACGAGAAGAAGGATATACAGTAGCAGTAGTAGAACATTGGAACGCATTTGCAAGAATAAGACAAGACTTGTTTGGTTTTATAGACTTATTAGCTTTAAAGGGCAAAGAAGTATTAGCAGTTCAAACTACAACTGCAAGCAATATGTCAGCTAGAGTAAAGAAAATAGCAGACCATGAAAACGTAAATGCAGTTCGTGAGGCAGGTTGGACTATTCACATTCATGGATGGCATCAAGATGATAAACGTAAATGGCATTGTAAAATTAAGGATGTATCGTGATATATAAACAAAAAATTTTAGATTACATTAAAGAACCTAGAACTATAAAAGAAATAGCCGAACATTTAGAAGCAAACTATCATACTGTAAAAAATACACTTAGCGATATGAGAACAGAAGGGTTATTACACGCATATAAAGACAATAACACTAGACTTATGAATTATTACATTCCTCAACCACACCCATTACAATCTATATTTGGACACACAGCAAACTTTACAGATGACCAAATAAAAGGTGTTATAAGTCATAATGCAGATGATGCTAAACATAACCTTCAACAAAGAACTACACAAGAAACTTATGGTCAAAGCGTAGCTTATACGCTAACACAATATGATTAGTATGGAACGTCTACTGTCCATTCTAGATGATTGGGCTTTATGGATGAAGTCGGATAATCACAAGCTAGGTTATCCATCTAAAAGCATAGGTATGTCATCTGGTGGCGAGTCTACAAGTGAGTCATTTACTGAAATGTGTTCTTCTCAAGACATGTCTAATATACGCACCATAGACGCTATCATACATAGTTTAGATAAAACTCAACAAGACGCTATATATGCCAAATACTTAGGAGCTAAACCACCATTAGCGTTTTACTGGCAATTAGAGATGGCTTATGATAACTTGCTTACAATTGCTGGAAGACGAATAAACGCATAATCTTGTTGAACATAATTGCAAAGTTTGCTATAATACTGTTTGTTGGATAACTCCTGTCTCAAAGAAACGTGATTTTACAAAAGCCTGACTGCACTCTCTCCGTGGTTGGGCTTTTTCTTTTATATGAAACTATCAATTTGCGAACAATGCGGTGAACCTTTTGACTTCACCGAGTATTCTTTGTGCAACGATTGTAGACATGACCATAGATTTATTAAGTTAAGGAAAGATAATGAAGTCAACACCCAAGACAAAAGCAGGCAAGATGGCAAAGATGAAAAAAGTATTTAAAGAATTTGGTGCAGGAACTTTAAACGTAGGTAAGTCATCAAAAAAAGTGTCAAACCCTAAACAAGCCACCGCAATAGCTTTATCAGTTAGCGGTATGTCTAAAAAGAAAAGGAAATAATTATGCCAATGGTCGGAAAAATGAAGTTTGCTTACACAGAAAAAGGTAAGAAAGAAGCTAAATCATACGCAAAGAAAACAGGTAAAGCTATGACAGCTAAATCTATGAAAAAAGCAGCTAAACGTGGCAAATAAGCCAGGTCTCTATAGTAATATTGCCGCCAAGAAATCTAGAATCAAGGCAGGTTCAGGTGAGAAGATGAGAAAACCAGGTTCTAAAGGTGCACCAACTGCTATGCAATTTAAACAAGCAGCAAAGACAGCTAAGAAAAAGAAATGATTAAGAAGGGTAAGGAAACATTTTCAGGTTATAATAAACCTAAGAGAACGCCTAATCATCCTACTAAGTCACATGCAGTATTAGCTAAAGATGGTGACACAGAAAAACTAATACGCTTTGGACAAAAAGGCGTAAGTGGTGACAAAACAAATACAGATAGAGCAAAGTCTTTTAAAGCAAGACACGCTAAAAACATTGCAAAAGGAAAAATGAGTGCCGCTTTTTGGGCAAACAAAGTAAAGTGGTAAAACTAGATATATATGTAGGATATGA